GTAGTAGTCCCACAAGTACCGGCAAAAATGAATCATTTCTTTGTCTTTGTTCATATTCGCACCTCGATATCGACGTTGCAAATCTCGCCTAGTATGCGCTCGAAATCAGCGCGGCCATGATACGGTTCGGATACGTTGCCAATATGCCAAGCGGTGCCGTCTCCGTGTGTGTCATTGAGCCATTCTCTAAGGTTGTCTACAAACGCTTCATCGTCGTCCTGTACGCCTGTATAGTCACAATACAGTAACGGCGCTATAGCAAAGTGCGGGATGCGGTAGGTGTAAGTTTCAAAGTCGCAAAGTGTAAAAAGTGTTGGCATAATATAATCCCCTCAAATTGGTTAAGGGCCCGAAGGCCCGTTGTGTTAGGCCGCTGCGGAAACGTTTTTGCCGCGACCGAATCCAAGATTAAAGCCGTGGTTTAAGCCTTCTCGGTATACTGTCAAAATATGGTGCATTTCTTTGGCGCTAACTCTACCGTGGTAGAATATTTCCCGACAGCCGCCGCCTTCATTGCAAATCTGGTTAATCTCATAACCGCCATAAATTCCGCTATGGTTTAAGTAATAGGTTCCGACATTGGCCCTGTACTTGCCGTCCGCGCCTTTGGTGTATGCTTCAGTAGCAAAGCCTAAATCTTGGTTAATTTCTGCAACCTGCCGCTCTAAAACTTTTCGTGTAATTCTCACGTGTATCTCCTTGCTGATTAAGTTATAATGAATACCACTGGTTACAGACGATCGCATGTCCGTTAAAAGATGTCAAAACTTTTTTTAGATCTATTAGTTATATACATAGAATCAAACAGCATATATCGTAAAACATAGGGTGAAACATGCCTGATTATCGCCATAAGCTGGACAAGAAAACTGCTGATAGGCATTTCCCGAACTGGTCGCATGGTGGTAAAGGTGACCATGCTAGAAAGACTACTGTAGAGAGTCGGGCTCGATACTCGGCCAACTGGGATAAGATCTTTGGTAAGGTGAAAGACAATGGCAGCAACTAGAGCACATAAGATCAGAGCGGAACGACAGGAAGCACTGAGGGAGATGCTTTCTAAAAAGTGCACCGTCGAGCAAGTGATTGAGATCTCAAACAAAATCGCTGAACTGGGGGGCGAATTAGACGCTCTAGCAGTGACTAGGCTTAAGGCTGCAGCTGATCTCAAGATGAAGCTGATCAGTAAGTATTTGCCAGATGTTAAGGCTGTAGAGATTAGCGGTGAGGGTGGTGGGGATCTACAGATCACGGTCTCAGACTTCAAGAACGCCTAACTGTACATTTATACAGCACTGTACGATTATCCAGGGGTAATATGACAGAGATCTCGATCCCGTATCAGTGGGAACCACGACCGCATCAGATCCCATTCTTTAAGGCCATGGACTCAGGGGCCAAGCGTGCCTGTATCGTGTGGCATAGGCGAGCTGGTAAGGGCGCCGCAACTCTAAACTTTACAGCCAAAGAGATGTTTAAGCGGGTCGGTACGTACTGGCATCTGTTCCCAGTTCAAACACAGGCGAGGAAAGCCATCTGGTCGGGTATAGACAGCGAAGGCCGCCCAATCCTTGAGCAAGTCTTTCCACAGGCCATACGCAAGCGTACGAGCTCACAAGAGATGCTCATAGAGCTGGTGAACGGGTCAACGTGGCAGCTAACAGGGTCGGACAATTACAATAACCTAGTCGGCTCTAATCCGGTCGGAGTGGTGTTCGATGAGTGGAGCCTATGCGATCCCAATGCATGGGGATATATCAGGCCCATACTGGCAGAAAATGGTGGATGGGCTGTCTTTATCTACACACCACGGGGCAAGAATCACGGGCACAGTCTCTATCAGATGGCACGCAAAAGTAATGAGTGGTTCTGCCAGAATCTAACCATCAACGACACCAAACGGGCCGATGGCTCACCAGTCATATCATCGGACATCATAGACAATGAACGACTGGAAGGGATGGATGAAGCCTTAATCCAGCAAGAGTTCTTCGGATCATTTGAGGCACAAATAGCAGGCGCATACTATGCCGACCAATTGACCGCAGCAAAGGAACAGGGGCGAGTCGGAAGGCTGCCAATAGAACCATCATTGCAAGTGAACACGGCATGGGATTTGGGCATATCCGATGCTATGTCTATCTGGCTATTTCAAGCCATGGGCAAAGAGATAAGGCTCATTGGGTACTATGAGAACACGTCCAAGGGCATGGAGCACTATATCCAATGGCTCAACCAATACGCGACGACCAACAACGTAATGCTAGGGTCTCACCTTGCACCACACGACATAGAAGTCAGGGAGCTCACCTCAGGCCGTAGCAGAAAGGAAGTAGCCCGAGAGATGGGTATCAACTTCCGAACCGTACAACGACCTAGAACGAAGGCTGAAGGCATACAAGCAGTGCGACGGATGTTCCCTAGATTCTGGATCGATGACGAGAAGGCCGAACATGGTTATAACTGCATCGCATCATACCATCGGGAATACGACGACAAGCGCCAAGTGTTCCGTGATACACCTGTACACGACTGGGCATCACACGGGGCCGATGCATTACAGACCCTTGCACTAGGATGGCAAGAATCAATGGTGTCAGGCCATAGACCACAACCAAGGCAAGCCAAGGTGCAGTTCAGTGTCTTCTGATGCATACGTGGTATTCACTAACGACTCAGGCCATTGGTGGTCACCGTTACTGCATCCGTTCATCAAACACTGTTATCTGATGATGGCAGACAGAGGCCGATGGCTGATCTATGGGAAGACCATGCACTACGTCGACTTGTTTACTATCGATCGACAAATGGATAAAATCGATGAGGTTATCATTGTCAAAATCGATCGTAAGACCGCGAGGCAATCGTTATTCATGCTCAATACATGCGTAGGACACGTTAAACAGATTCTAGGCATCAACCGACCGTTCATCTGGACACCATACCAGTTGTACAAGTATCTGGAGAAAACAAAATGAAGAAACCAAAGGCGCCAAAACCAACGGCTCAAGAAGTAGCAGTAACACAAAGACAACAACGGGCACTTGATGAGGAAATCGGAGAACAGGAACAACGGTTCAAGGCTCTAGCACGAGGCAAACTAGGATCTGCATCTTTGTTAGGTGGCGCTCCACGTTCTAGGACTGAGGCCGCTATGGGTGGTAGGGCATCCAAGGGCGCTGCTGCTGGTGCTGGACGATCAATGCTAGGCGGTTTAGCTGGTGCTGGTAGACGTGGGGCTGCTGCTGCGGCTCGTGCTGGTTTAATGACTTCGACAATGGGCCGATAAGATGAAACTTCCACCCAATCTAGGATCTATGCAGGATCTCAAGACCCGAGAGGCTAGGGCCTTTGATGCTGAGTATTTATGGCACGATCAACTGTCGGACGTGTACGAATACTTCCTACCCCAACGGAACCTGTTCGACAATCAGGATACAGGCCAGAAGAAGATGGAGCGTATCTTTGATTCCACTTCTCTAACGTCTATCCAACAAGGGGCCAGTAAGTTACAAGAGAACATTGCACCGATCTGGGCTAGGTGGGCCACGTTTAACCCGTCGAACGAAGTACTCAAGCTGCTAGAGTCAGGCGACTTCAACGTCAGCGAGCGTCAGATCAGGGAGAACCTAGAAGAACAGGCCGTTATTGTATTTGATTATATCAACCGGTCTAACTTCGGGACTCAATTCTACGAGGCTGCGCTAGATCTTTTGATCGGGACTGCTACCTTACGGATTGATGAGACCGACGACGAAGATATGCCGATTGTCTTCCATTGTGTTCCACAGAAAGGTATCGCATTTGAAGAAGGCCCGTATGGAAACATCGAGACCCACTGGAGACGGTTCAAGGTCAAGGCCAGATTGCTAGAACGGATGTGGAAAGGGTTCGAACCATCGCCCACCATTCAAGAAATGATCGATAACCAGCCCAATGCAGAGGTTGAACTGTCGGAAGGTGTCATCTTTGACCCCAAGACCAAGCGATACTACGGTTGTGTATGGGTTAAACAGGAAGAACGTCTATCTTGGACAGAAGATTTTGGTGTCTCATCGCCTTGGGTAACGGGTCGGTACACTAAAGTCTCTGGTGAGGTTCGAGGTCGTGGGCCAGCCATGCAAACGCTCCCAGATGTACGGTCATTGAACAAGGCCAAAGAGTTTGTATTGCAGAAAGCGGCTATTGACCTAGCGGGAATGTACACTGCAACGGACGACGGGGTTACTAATCCCTACAATATGGTTATAGCGCCAGGTATTGTGATCCCAGTAGGCTCTAACAACACCAACAACCCGTCTATACAACGTTTAGACACGTCAAGTAGCCTAGCACTAGCGCAATTTGAGATCTCAGAACTGCAAAATGCTATCAAACTTGCCATGTTCAACGATCTGAGAGACCCAGCAGGGCCGGTTAGGACTGCAACGGAGATTGCCATCGAGTCCAGAGAGCTAGCCAAGCGTATTGGTTCAGCATTTGGACGGTTGCAGACTGAAATATTGATCCCAATCCTCAAGCGAGTTGTGTCTATCCTGATTCGTCGCGGGTTAATTACGCCTATTGAGCTGGATGGCCGTGATGTAGAGATCAAATTCACGTCACCACTAGCACGAGCACAGGATTCAGAAGACATTCTAGCGGTACAACAAGCCGTACAGTTTGTTCTATCGACTGCTGGGCCTGACCAAGTGCAAATGGCCTTTAAGATTGAGGACTTTGGAACCTGGGTAGCAGAGAAAACAGGTATGAGTTCTGAATTAGTCCGTGATGACGCAGAGAAACAACGCATTATCCAAGCTGGAGCGGAAGCTAAACAGATGGAGATGCAGGGTTCTACTCAACAACCACCACAACTACAGGCTGTTCAATGAGCTGGGAAGACTTAGAGATAGATACGGGGAAGGCACAGAAAGCACAGAGCGCAATCAGGGAAAAACAAGCCGAACTAGCCAAGGCTTATAACCGTTGCTTTTCAACTGACGACGGTAACAGGGTACTAGAAGACCTGAGCAAACGCTTTCTACTAGAGAACGACACTTCTCTTGCTGCACAGAATATAAACTATGAGGCCGCCTACCATAACGGGGAGACCGGAGTCATGAGGTTTATTGTTCACCAAATCCAGCAAGCGGAGAGACTATGACAGAAGTAATAGAAGTAGAAGAAGTTAAAAAGAAAGGACGACCAAAGAAAGAAACCCCATCCGTCGAGGTAGTTTGCGACGAACGGCAATACTTGTTAAGCAGAGACTTTAAATTTGAATGGCTAGATCTGCTTGCGGCACAGTATGGGTTTGATAAGTTCGAGTATCTTCATAAATTTAAAGCGTTCAGATGTTACCGAGAAGGTAAGCATTTAGATTGGATCGACATTAACGATCTATCTTTGCTTAACGGCGGTAGAAGGCTTGACGAAATCCTCTTGAAGCATCAAGCGGTCAGTCCTAAACGGGCTGTAATTCAATATGCGTGGAGATAACTATGAGTGAACAATCAGTAGAAAACGATGTTGCAGTAGAAGCACAACCAGTTAGTTTAGTAGATGCTGCCCAGCCAGAATTATCTGAGGGTGAGTACTTCCTAACTGACGGGATCAAGGGAACCGGTGAGGCACCAGAATGGTACAAGTCTGACAGATACAAGTCAGTCGCCGATCAAGCCGCTGCTTATACTGAGTTAGAAAAGAAGTTTGGTGCATTCAAGGGCGCTCCTAAAGACGGCTACTCAATGCCCGAAGGTATCGACCAAGAAGACGAGTTGATGCAGGAGCTAATGGGCTTTGCTGCTGAGACTAATATGTCCCAAGACTACTTTAACAAGGCGTGGGA